AAGAAAATCCAGGATCAGATACAACTAAAGTGTTTCCGCCTGCAGTATACCCTGCTCCTACAACTTCATTGGCGGTATCATAAACTACATCTGTATTACCCGGACTTGCACTTGCTGCTTCAGTATATAAAGCTATCTTATATGTTTGAGTAGCACCAAAATTTAACTCTCCTGTTAGTGTTAAATATTTTAGTCCAGTAGTTAATCCTTGTACAATAGTTCCCATTATGCAGGGCCCCTTGAACCTTTAACAGGTATTCTAGGTTGACCACTTCTATAAGAATCACGAGTGTTTTTACCTTCACCAAGACCTAATAGTTCTACCATTGCTTCTTGATATCGTTTATCTAACATACTCATTTTTTCGGCATCTGTCATTAGATAAGTATTCGCTTCCAATAACGCACCGTACAGTAAAACGGTAGGGTAATTATCACCCAACCAAGACTGACCACTAACGGCAGTAGTAATAGAAGTAGGATAATAAAAGTAATGAAGCTCAGCGCCATAACCTGTATCGGGTGTAGGGCCGAGTATAAATGTGTCATCATTAAAGACTGCATAGTATTGAGGTTTTCCATAATGAGCTACATCCGTATCTGGGAAAGATTCCCTTATAAAATTAACGTCTTTGTTTAAAAGAAAAGTATATTCATTTGTTGCATTATCTATAACGGCTAAACTATAAGTAGCCAACCAAGGCACTGGAAAATTTAAGTATTTATTACCCTCAGAAATTGTGCCCGTTTCATTTTGTCTTAGGTCAGGTAGATTAACAGAGTTAAATATTCTATTCTCTGCTTGAGTAATAAATGTATTTACGTCAACTGTTGGGTATGAGTTCTCAGTATACGACTCTATTTGAGCCACTAATTCTGTATAAGTCATTGACTATCCTTAAGCTAATGGGCCGCGAGCTTTAGTGCCTTTAGTAGCTGCACCATTACCACGAGTTTCTACACCAGATGTTTTAACATTTGTTTCTGGATAACCAGCAACATGAGGTACAGGTACATCTTGGGGTTGTGCGTAACCATTTACCATTTTAGGTTTTCTTGTTTCATTCTCTTTCATTTCTTTCTCCTAAGTTATTGTTATTGTAAATCTTTTATTGCTGCCTTGATTGCATCTTCAGCTAAAACTGAACAATGTATTTTTACAGGCGGTAAAGCTAGTTCCTCTACAATATCTGTATTCTTAATATGCTCTGCTTCTTTTAAGGTTTTACCAATCAGCATTTCTGTTACTAATGAACTTGCTGCTATAGCACTTCCACATCCATAAGTTTTAAATTTTGCATCTGTTATAACATCATTATATACTTTAATTTGTAGTTTCATAACATCACCACAGGCTGGTGCACCTACCATTCCAGTTCCAACATTAGGGTCAGACTTATCAAAAGAACCTACGTTTCTTGGGTTCTCATAGTGGTCTAATACTTTTTGACTATAAGCCATTAGACTGCGAAACTACTTCCACAACCACAAGATGCTTTAGCACTAGGGTTCTTAATACTAAATTGAGAAGCTTGTAATGATTCTGTATAATCTATTTCTGCATCTCTTAAATATTGTAAGCTCATTGAGTCTACCAGTATAGTACAATCATTTTTCTTAACTTGTGTATCATCTTCGTTAATTTCTTCATCAAACGTAAATCCATATTGCATACCAGAACATCCACCACCTTGAACATAAACTCTTAAATTAATATTAGGGTTATTTTCTTCAGCTATTAAATCTTTTATTTTAATAACTGCTTTATCAGTAAGTTTCATTATTCTGGTTTAACTCCTTTCATTTCTTTCTCCTAAGTTATTGTTACTATAAAAGTTCCCACGGCTCCTGGGCTTACTAAATTATTAGGTGTTAATTCGTTAGCTGGAGGTCTTGCTCCACCTACAGGGTCCCATCCCCATTGTATATCTCTTGACCCTGTTATGTTGTTATTATTAAAACTTTGGTCAGGTCTAGGATTCCTTACAGCTTGTGGGTCACTTACAGGATACATTCCTTGTAAATTTTGTGGCTGATCAGGGTTCCAACATTCTCTACATGCTAGTATATTCGTTTGTGTCGTTCTTACAAATAAACTTTTTAAAGTCTTTAACTTAAACTGAAATCCACAGACATCACAGTCTGCAATAGCATTCTTATTAGTTGTAAACTTGTTACTCATTATCTACCTTTAAGATAATTTCTGTCCATTATTGGACCGCCCGCTTTAAAGTTACCTGTACCTTCTTCTTTTGCGCCTCGTTTTGCGTCTTGTTTTTTCATAGCATCTACTTGGTCTGTCATTACTTTAGCAACTTTTTTATCTGATAGTGTTGATTTAAGACTCCTAGGTTTTATTTTTTCCTGGGCTTCTCTTCTTACAGCATCGTATACGTATTTTCCTTTATTATCTGGTGCTCCTGCTTTTCGTGCCTTATACTCTTTCTGTGCTTTTTTAGTTTTTTCCTTGAATCGTTTCTCAACTAGCTTCATATATTGAGCTTTATTCTTATCATCTTCTTTTTTTTCGGCTGGAGTAGGTGCATATGCTCGTTTTAAAAGTCCAGCGCCTTTTTTTAATTCTCCAATAAAATCTTTTCCACCTTTAGCTATGTCTTTAATGCCCTTTACATCCTTAGTAAGCATCGTGCCTTTTTCTTTAGCTCTTTTTTCTATACGTTCATTAATTTTTTGTTGTCGTTGTTCCTTTTCAGATTTTTCAACAGATTTTTTTGTTTCTCTTCGTTTTTTATTTTCTGGTGAATCATACCCACCTTTACCGAATATCGCCATTTTATTTGCTCCTTTGTTTAGCTCTAGTTTTACCGCGAAGTGCGATACCATCCATTCTACATTTTTTCATTTTTTTAACTGCTCCACCTTTTTTTAAAAAGCCCATTTTGTTACGAACATCTTTAGGTAGTTTTGTAACACCTTCATTAGGTGCGGCTTTTAATAATCCACCTGATTTTTTATTTACAGGTTTAGCTTTATCTTTAGCTTTTGCATCATCATAGCCTCTATCCATTGCTTTTTTTGCATCTTTATCGTAAACACTTTCCTTAGTAGATTGTTTATTAAAATGGCTCGTAATAGAAGACCAGCCATCATCATAAATTCTAGCACCTTCAGCGTATGCTTCAGCTATTTCTTTTCGTATTCCCTCTTCTCTATTTTGAGGAACTTTTTTTGGGTCTTGCGCCATCTTATTACTCCTTAAACGTATGAACTTCTTGGTGAAATTACTAAAGTTGCTTTTTCTCGATCTTCTGTAGATGCGAGTAGCCACTGCTCTTCATAAGAATCTTTTAACATTTGTATTCTTGGTGCTGCTTCTGGTATTTTCATTGATAAGTAATAAGCAAGACCTGCTACCATACAAGGTAAAAATCTAAATGGTATATGTTGTGTGTTTACGCCGGTACCTGCATCATCTAATCTTTTTAAGAACCAATATACAAAAGTATAACTTGCGTCATTAGGAATAGGCCACATGGTAACTGTTGGAATTTCTGCTTGTCGATCAAGATATATTTGTATGGGTCTGCCCGTGTCATTCTTACTTGGGATAGATGCATAAGTAGGATTTGACACCCTAGTAATAGCTATGTCAGACTGAGTTGTTCCTGTCCCAGTTCTTATGACTTGGCTCATGAGGTCAATTGTAGTCGCGGGCAAATTGTAAGTGGCTGTCCCTGCAACCAACGGTATGGTTCCTGTCTCAACAGTCCACAAGTTGATCCCTCGGTTAGCCCATTCAATAGTTAATAAGTTTAAGCTACGAGTAGCTGTTCTTAAATCATATCCTGTTCTTAACTCTGCTCCGCATCTTTCAAATGCTTCTTCTACGAGTAGATTTAAATCTAAATTAAATGCATGTGTATTAGTTGTAGCCATTATGCTTTTTTCCTTGTTGTCCTTTTACGTCTAAGTGACGCTACTCTACGCGGTTTACCCGCTGGTTGCCCAAGTCTTTTCTTTTGAGCTATTCTAGACTTTTTCTGTGCTGCTGTCATTTCTCCAGATGTTTTAGGAGTTTTAGCAGTCACTCGTTTACTAGGTCTACAATATGGTGTGCTTCTACCATCACCTTTTTTTCTACCACAGGCTTTACCTGTTTTAACATCTTTCCAATCTTCTTTAAACCATCGTTTTAAAGCGGCTCCTTTAGCTGTCTTTCGGACTGCCATTATTTGCCTTTCTTTCTACATTTAGCAATAGCACCAGAAGCATAAGCACTGGGAAAAACTTTATAACTAGCTTTTACTTTTTTATAGCATGCATCTTTTACAGTCCCACCTTTTTTATATTTTGTGGGGAGTGCTTTACCCATTCCTCTAGACTTTATCATCTTCCTCTACCTAAGCCTCTTAAAGGTTTAGTCCTTTTTTTATTAACTCTGGATGGACGAGATAATACCTTACTACAACATTTGCTTGGCATTATAATACCCATCCCACGAGAAGCTCTCATCTAAACAATATGACCTCTAGTGCGCCCTCTTTGAGCAATACCATCTGCACGTTTAGATGCTTTACCTTGAGCTGATTTACGGTTACCTGAATAAGCTTTTTTACCTGCAGCTTTCTTAGCTCCTTTAGACTCATTTCTACGAGCCGCCATAGATTGTTTTTTCTTACCATTTCTAGCACCTAATGAATCGTCAAGTCTAGCTTTATATCCCTGTACCCCTTTACCTTTTGCTTTCATTACAGCACCGCCTTTTTTCATCATAGCGCGACCAGCTGCATCATCTAATTTAGCTTTAGACATACCTTTGTCATCTTTAGCTAGTGCACGACCCATTTTATCGGGCATTCCACCAGCTTTATATCCTGCTACTTTACCGCCTTTCATATAACCTTCGTTACCACGAATTTCTTTATCTACACGACGAATCTCATCTTTCTCATTCATAATGTGTTTAGTTCTAGCAGTAGGGCCACCGGCTTTCATTTTTTTAATTGATGCCATAGTTTTACCTTTAGCGTTCATAGTAGCTCCGCCTTTATTCATCATAGCGCGACCACCTGCGTCTGCCATCATGCCCGGTTTTCCTGCATAACGAGTCATGGCTCTACCTCTTTTATCTGCCATTCCACCCATGTTCATTTTCTTCGTTTTCATGCTGTTCTCCTTAGTATATTCTTGCCCTACTGATTGATTAACACCTACTTTCTTAGCAAACTTAGGGTTATTAGCCACCGCCTGCATAAACTTTCCTTGCTTCTTACTTACTACGGGCATCGTTAATTGCCTTCTTATGCTTTTTTGCCTTTCTGTTTGCTACCATTTTCTGAATAGTTTTAGTCTCATAGATTCTAATACCGGTCCAAAGAATAGTGAAGAGTGCAGCTAAGTGAGGGAGCCATGTTAATAAAGTTCCTACCGCTGTAAATATAGACGCAAAGTCTAATAAGTGTTTCGTCGAATCGTCCATGTTTAACATTTCCATCGTTTACGTGCTTGTCTAAGTCTAGAATTAGGGTCTTTAGCAGCTTTAGGAAATTTCTTAGCTTGTCCTGCAGATCTTGCACAAAATGACTTACGTCTCTTTGCATCTTTAGAACCGGCTTTTACTTTTCCTGTTACAGCTGTTTTAA